CCTACCATCATCATGATGTATCCCAGTCTGTACACCCCAATTCGTATAACGATTCGTACAGACCATGGTTGGTTTCCCTAACGGGGCGCCTTACACAGGCGTCCAACCTTCCTCCTATAACGCACTAACCATAAGCATAGATGTAGGTTGCGAGTCGCGCATCAGTGTTGTCCAACGTAGTGGCAGTTATAGAACCCCACGTCAATGTTGCGCCTATAGCAACAACATTGAGAGTGTACTCAGCTATCCTCTGCGTTGTAGACTGGATTATGTCAGATCGGGGCGTCGCTACCACTCCCAACCCTGTGGGTTCTGTCATCTCTCCAGCCAGACCAGTACCGGTTAGCTTGAGAGATAACAGATACTGACCAGGCTCGAGGAAGGTGATAGTCGAGCCAGTAGCTGTAACTGAACTACCAGTCACAACTGCTGCCGCACCAAAAATTGCTATGGGGCTCTGACCATCATCAGACACTATCCTAGCTGGATTCCCTATAACTCCAGCCGATGTGGGAGATATTTGCGGGGTAAACAGATCAACTGTATACTCAACATATAACTCACCAATCGGATTACCGTCAGCCTGTCCGGATGTGGCAATAAATAAATTGCCAACATCATAAGTCTTTATATCCAGATTAGCCGCGAGTGGAGCTGCACGAGTAAAACGCTGTATCCCAAACTTATGCAGGTTTAGTAAGGTTGCATCATAACACGCCTCCTGCCAAGAAGCTGACCTAACGGCATTATCATATGTCATTAGCTGCAACTTCGAGGTTGGTGTGGGGTCAGCGGCATCAAAATCAATTGACATCATCACCGACCCGGGTGTTGCTGATGAACAGGCGGTCTCATAACTAAACTCTAACCTACGGAACAGATACGAATCCCAATTATTCGCTATGGTAGACAACCACGGAAATGTGATTACCATACCTGGATTAATGGGGAACAGGTTGGCTTGAAAGCCTACTGACCCTGCAATATCCGCCAAATATTCACGGTGGTGAATTGTAGTTACCGCTTTACCCTTACTATACGAACTACTAAGCCTGGGTTGTTGCATTCTAACCAGCCTGGATGTCCCAACAGGTACTTCTGTAAGTAATCCACGGCCAACACGGTCGCGACGGCGCCTACGCCTACGCCGTTGTGGTTGAGCTAAATTTTGTTGTTGTGGCTTAGCCCGAGCCACGTTTTGCTTCTGTGTATTAGCAGATTGATTCATACTCTCGATTACTAAGCACACGGGCGTTCACCACCCCACGACTCAAATATTCCTACAATATTGGTCGTGACAGCTCCGATGGTGAGCTTCTCATATTCACGCTGCTCTTGGGGTGAAATGCCCCAGGCTCGTTCATAAGAAGCCCTCGCTTCGGCTGTTATGGGTCGCGGTTCAGCTCTCCATGGCTTAATATACTCGTTACTAGCAGTATAATGTAACGGTGTGGCGATATATTTCTTCGGGGACAACTCTATGAGTCGCTCGGCAACCGCCTGCATAACAGGCAGTCCCATATTAAGCGACAACTCACACATCCCAACTGATTTCAACCACTGTGCATCTCGAGAGGCGGGCTGCTTCTTCACAATCCACGGAATTCTGGCCAGTACCCTATATGGGTCTCGAACCATTCGCCATGCAACACCATCAAACACAGGCCTACACTGACAGAAATCAATCTCTTCAAAAACACTTGACACTTTCTCCAATTTGGTACTCATGCCATATATCTTGAACAAGCTCATATCTACCTTGTGTAGGTCTGTTGACTCTATAATTACCACCGAATCGTCACCATCGATATACAATTGTCCGCTTGCACCAATAACTCGCAACCAGTCTAACAACATCCCACAATTTATCCCTGAATTGTCAGATCCAGTATTTTGGTCCCCTGACATTCTTGTGCCCACCGTCACAAACTTGGTCCCATTGGCGGTCTTACCACGGTTAACCAATTGTGCTCTGGCTAGCTTCATAAACTGTCTTCGACAATATTTTGGAAGACAATGTGAGTTGTGCTTATTTATGGCTTTAAGTAAAGCCACGTTGCAATGTGCATCAAACTTTGAATGATCGATAGATAACGCAACGGGAGTATCAAATGAGTCCCAGATGGCTCGAAGGTCGGCCCCACGTTGAGTGAGGTTACGGCCTTTAGCAAAAACGCGATTATCCGTACTCACGCCCCGACAGGTATTAGTAATTTGCAACATACCATGCTCCAGGGCGGAGTAGAATCGTGCAGCTGTTATCCCGTACCGTTTACTGCGATATTGTATGCAGCGGGGTATATTTATCTTGGATGTATGATATTTATCATCCTTCAAAAACATTCGAACCTCTGAATCCTTACGAACATCCAGAGGATCTACCTGTAATGAGTCATAAGCTCTTTGTGCTATGGCCCGCTTACCCCCAGTATATTTAGCTATGACAGCCTCATAGGAAATTGGTTTAACCACCTTCCTATATGGTTTCAAAGCCTTAACCAAACGGCTAGTACACGAAGCATCTGGCCTTGTACCGTCATCAACCTGGTGACGTTGCTGTAATGCGATTAACTCATTACAGGCACAAGACTTGTGCGTCCACACTACGGAATCATTAAGATGATATAATGATTCAGTTTGCCAGTCAAATACCTTGCGAGTGTAACGTGTGGATTCACACTCACAGCTTTGCGCCTTAGCGGTACATCCAGGGAGGGTTGGATGCGCACACGTACTGCCACGCATGCATACAGCCGGCAAAGCTTGCCCATCCTATGGTTTCTTTGGTGCTAATCCCCCGGCTGGCGCCCGGTTGCAGAGTCGTCCCAATAAGGATTGCTCTGGGGTAGC